GATGAAACGCCGTGAGCGGGTCATGGCCGTCAACGAGATCATGTTGGAAAATTCAACTTTTTAATAACCCTTTAAAACGTTTTGAAGATGAAAGAAATCAAGACAATGACTTTCGACGAGCTGGCAGTTGCCCGCCGCGAAGCAAACGACAAGTTGGGCGAGCTCTACACCAAGGCTGCCAACCGTGAGTTTAAGCCTGAGGAAGCTCAGGAGGAAATCAATCTGACCCGCGAACTGAAGCAGATCGACGAGCAGATGAAAGTGTTGAACCGCGAGAACGAGCACGAGAAGGCTCTGGGCGACCGCCGTCAGGAGACTTTGCAGGCTCAGTTCCGTGAGCTGCTGAAGGATGTCCGCACCAATCCTGGTAAGGCTACCCGTGAGATTCTGCTGTCTGCCGGTCAGAACAGCGACGGCACATCTAACGTCAGTGCCAACATCGACGCTTCTGGTGCTATCCGTCTGAGCATCCACGAGCTGATTCCTACCCTGCACGAGGGTCTGGGACTGCCAGAAGGTCTGAACATCATCACTGGTGTTACAGGTAACGAGATTTGGCCTGTCAGCATCAACGACGTGGAGATGGAAGAGGTAGGTGAAATCGAGGCTCTGAGCGATCAGGTGCTGAACTTCGCCAACATCACTCCTACCGTTCGCCGTTGCGGTCTGACTGTGCCCATCAGCAACATGGCTATCGACAATACTGCATTCGACCTCATGGCCTTCGTGCAGAGCAAGTTCGGTATCGCCATCCGCGAGTACTGGGCCAAGAAGATTTACAGCCGCGCCGAGTGGACTGGTAACAAGGGCGCATTCTCTAACCTTGCTCCTGTCGGTGTCATCACCCTGGGCAGTGGTGACGAGTACAAGCAGATTCTCTCTGCCGTTGCCGAGTTCTCTAACAAGGGCTTCTTCGAGGGCGAGGTTTGTCTGTCAATGGACCGCGTAACAGAGGCTCAGCTGATGGCTACCCCGAAGATCAAGGGTGCTGCCGGTGGCTTCGTCATCGAGAATGGCCGTTGCGCTGGCTATCGCTACACCGTCTCTCACTTCGTGAACTCCGAGCTGAACGCCAGCGGCAAGCTCGTTGCAGGTTCTGGTCGCTACCTCGAAATCGGCTACTACGAGTGGTTCGCTGCCCAGCAGCACGGCGACGTTCGTCTGACCATCGACGCAACCTCTCAGGCTGTGTCTAAGAAGAACATCACCGCCATCACCCTGAACACCGCGTTCTCGATGACCGACCTCTCCATCTATATCAACGGCGCAGGCGGCACCACTCAGGCATTCGCTTGCTACGCTGTAATGGATGCTAACACTCCGCAGGTGCTCGCTTCTCAGCACGCCGTGACAGTGGCCAAGAACGGCTCGAAGACCGTTCCCGCTATCTGCAACGACCCAGAGGCTACCTTCACCTATGCTGTAACCACAGCACTGACAGGTGTGAGCGTCACCAACGCCGGTGTTATCAGCGCAGGCACTACAGCCGGAACCGCAGTCATCACTGTATCGGCTAAGAAGGGCAACAGCACCATCGCAACCGACACCATCACCGTGACCGTTCCCGCCTAAACTCTCTCGCAATTCTCTGACTCTTCTGGGATAGTTCCTCCGGCGGGCGGTCTGCGATGCAAATGGCAACAGCTTGTATCGCCCGTCGGTTCCCCAGGGGAGAAGGGAGATAAGTAAAAATAATCATTAACAATCGCACAAGTATCATGGGACTTGCCACTGACAAGCTATTCTACGAGATTCTTCACGCCGACCCAGAACTGATGGAGACGGTAGGCGAGCGCATCTATAACACTGTCATCGGAAAGCCGGAAATCGACGAACTGAACGAGCCAGTGCCTTACATCATCGTGATGTTTGCGGGCTTGAATAACGGCGACGGCACCAAAGACGACATCTACGAAGCGCAGACAGACCAGGTGAATATCGAGATAGAGATAGCAGCCGACAACGTGGAAGAATTAACCGACATCGCTCAGCATATCCGAAAGGTGATACACCGCGAACTGGCATACCTTCAGAGATATGCTCAGTTGCGGACAGCCGACGGAGAAATACTGCGCGACAGCCAGGGACACCCGTTGCAGGTTTGGAAGGGGCAAAAGATGTTCGAGCAGATACCCTACGACTATCACTTCTCGACAAGCGACAAGACGTATGTGTACGAAAAGCCCTGCTACGGCATCATCCTGAAATATGCGTGCGAAGTTACTAATCACTTATACGACGAAGACGATGAGCAATCAAAAGAAAACCCAAGCGGAGAATCCTGAAGTCGAGCACCCTGAGACCGTTGAGAGCAGCCAGCCTGCTTTCGTCGCAGAATTGCTGAATAACGGCACAGCCATCCTCGAAGCACCCACCCGTGAGGAATTGGCAGACATGGTAAACCTTATACCTGCTGAGTGCAAGTACATGGCCGGAGCCGTCGGGCGCAAGGCTGACGGTAGTGCCTACACTCTACAAGTTGACATCGTGAAACAATAAAAACGTAAGATTATGGGAACATTAAAAGGTCAGAACTTTAGAATCTGTATTTACGACTCCGATGCCGAGAAATACAAGGTGATAGGAATGGCGACCAACTGTTCTGTGACGCTCACAAACAACGTGGACTCGTCTTCAACGAAAGACGACGTAGGGCTTGCCGAAAAGCCCGTCACCACCAGCAAGTCCTGGCAGGTATCTGTCGACTCGCTAAATGTGGCAGACACAGCCGCTATGCTCACCGCCATCAAAGCTATGGAGCCGTTCACTCTGATGTGGGACGAGACATCGACCACCGACAA